CAAGAAGTAAATAACCGAGAAGAGTTAATCCAAACTCTTAAAGATGCTATGGAAGGTCACGAATTTAAATACATAGCTATAGATACTATTGATAAAGTTGTAGAATGGGCTGAGAAAGCTGTTTGTGCAGAATATGAAGTAGCATCTATTGCTGATTTAACATTCGGTAAAGGTTATGCGTTAGCTCGTGAGAAAGTAATGAATACTATCAACGCTTTTAGAGACTGTTGTGACCATTTAATTATCGTTGGACATAGAAAGGTTGCTAGGGCAGTCATTGATGGCAAAGCCCTAGTTGAACCTGAATCTTTAGATATAACTGGTAAGCTGAAGAATCTGATTATGTCAGATTGTGATGCTATCGGTTATGTCTTAAGAGAAGACGAGAAGTTAATGGTTTCATTCAAAGCAGATGAATCAATAGAAGCAGGTAGTAGATGTGAACACTTACGTGGCCAATGCATGGAATTTAATTGGTCTAACATATATAAAACAGAAAGTGAAGGTAGTTAAATGGCGATATTCCGTCCAACAGGAGGAGAATCCTCTGGTAACAACTTTTATGGTGTATGTGAAATAGCTATTTTAAACTTTGAAGAGAAATCATCACAGTTTGAATGGGCTGACATATATCTTGATATAGAAGTTAAACAAAAAGGAAGTGATTATACTAAACAATTAAGAATAGCAGGAGACTTGGAAAAGAGTCCTGATGGAAACATAACAGGTGGTTCTGTTCTTAAAAGAATGTATAATTTCTTTGACATTATTGGTGAAAAAGCTGGATTAACAGTTGATGGCAAATGGGAAAATGAAGATGGTGAAGAAATACACGATATAGCTAAGTATTTAAACCAAAAACATTCTTCTAGTGTAATGCCAGGGACTGACCCAGACTTTACCTATTTAGCATATGTATACAAAGAAAAACCTAAACAAAAAGGTGGAAAAGTGTATACAAGAGTGTTTCATAGATTAAATCACAATAATGATGGTGGTAGAAAACAACTTGAATCAGATGTTAAATGGTTTAGGGATAAAGGTTTTCTTAAAGAAGCCTCTGAAACAGATGTCAACCCAACACAAAATGTTGAGATGTCAGAATCAGGTATTGGTAATCTGTAGTGTTTGACTACATTGAAATAGCAGTAGGCAGTCCCCGTAACAGGGGGCAGCTTATTGCAAAATCTGATTTAGTAAAACATTTAAATACTGATACACCACTGTATAGGTCTGTTTATTTATATACAAAACAAGCAGTAGATTATGCCGAATCTAAAGGCGGGCTAAAGAATTACTTTGGCGAAAGAAGTATAGACTGGATATTGTTAGATATAGATAAAGGAGACAACAGTAACGAATACACATTAAATAAAACTAGAAACGTAATCAATAGCATAGATGAGCTTGGTGTTGACATTAATTATTCAATACAACCTTATTTTAGTGGAAGTGGTTACCATTTAGCAATACCTAATAGTGTATTTAACTTTCCAAGTAGTGACAATCTACATTACTTGGTAAAAGGAACTCTAAAGAACTTGCTTGGAGACATTATAGATAGTAGTATATTTATGAGAACAGGGATTTATCGTGTTCAGCATACTATTAATCAAAAAACTGACCTTTTTAAAATACCTTTAACAGTAGCTGAAATTTTAAATAAAGATTCAGAAACTATTAGAGAGATGGCTAAAGAACCTAGGCTAGATTATGGCTACAGTGAATTAGTTGGAAATGGAGAGTTAGAAAGCAAAGTTGTTACTAGAGCGCCTAGAATGACCCAAATAAGAAAAGTTGTAGAACCAAAGGACGTTATCCCGTGTGTACAAGAAATGATGGCAAATGGGCCTCAAGAAGGCACAAGAAACCAAACGCTACTTAGAATAGCTTCACATTTCTTTAGACATGGTATACCCTCAGAATATGCTAAAACCGCTATTTTACACTGGAATAATAACAGTTTAAATGAAAATAGTGTGGTCGAAAAGGTAGAGTATGTTTATAATAGAGGTTACAGATTTGGTTGTAACGATGAGTATATGCTAAAACATTGTAAAACAAGATGTATTCACTTCAAACGAAAAGACTATTTGATTGATGTGATGAGTTCAGATGACCTACAAGAAAAGCTAGAAGAAAGAATGTCAGCAGATTTTAATGGACGTTCAATACCTTTAGCTCAAATGTTAGGAGTAAAAGAATCTGATACAGAAATATATCCTGGAGAATTAGTTACTATCTTTGGGCCCACGGGTTCAAGTAAAACTACTTTAGCACAATGTATAGCTTTAGGAGTTGATTTTTCTAATGATGATATAAATCCTGATTGGCAAATACCAACACTTTATTTATCTTTAGAGCTTTCAGCATGGTATATGCATAGACGTAATATGCAAATAGTATCTGGATTAACTAAAGAAGAAATAAACGATAAACCTAAAGAAGTATATAATGACATAAAAGATAAACTTAATCATATGGTTATTCAAACAATACCTCCAAACCTTGAACAAATACAGGCAAAAGTTAAGGAATTAAGACCAGCATTAGTCGTAGTAGACTATATTGATTTAGTAGAAACTCCACCTCATGTTAGAGGAGAGTATGAACAAATCAAATACATATCACACTCGCTTTCAAGTATGGCTGTGAATAATGACTTAATAATAATTCAAGTATCTCAAGTAAGTCGAGAATATTCACGTAATGAGGTACTTGACCTGTATGCTGGTAAAGGTTCAGGAGCAATAGAAAACGCTTCACGTAAAGTAATAGGCTTGAATGGTCAAGCTAATAATTCTAAAAAGACATTAGAAGTGCTTAAAAACACTGACGGTGAACTATTTAAGACAGAATTAGAATGGCAACCAAGCTTTAGATTAAGGAGAACTATTGATTAAAATACTAAATACTAAAAATGAAATTGGGATTAAATTATTCAATATCATTGAACTAAGCATAGCCAAATACAATGGATTAACTGATAATGTCTATACGATACTATTCGGTTTATTTAATTTGTATTTAGCTATAAAACTCGGGAAGGAGAAAAGAGATGGGAAGAAGACCAGACAACAAATCAAAGAGTCAAAGAATATTAATGCATCTGCTTAAAGGTAAAACTTTAAATCAAGCACAAGCAGCTAAGTTATTCGGAGCTTGGAGATTATCAGCTGTTATACATAACTTGCGTAAAAAAGGTTTTGAAATAGAGATGAACCATAATACAAGAGGTACGTATAAAGGCTTTGGTAGATACCAAATGACAAAGACCCCTGATGGAAAAAGAATCGGTAAATAACAAACTAGTTATGAATCAACGAAATTCCAATAGGAAGTCGCGTAGTCCTAAAGAGTGGGAAGCGAAGTTTATGCGTAAGCTTCGTCCCGCTCATGGGACACATGCTAAAAGAATGTTCCATAGACTTATGAAAAAGTCCTCAACTCTAAAATCTTCTTTAAAGAAAAGAAGTAAAGAGTATGAAGTAAAATTTAACATATCTTTAACTGAAATACGTGAGATGCTGTACGCAGCATATAGTAGACCTTGTAGATACTGTAAAAAGAAATTAGATGTAACAAATATGGTCTGTGACCATAAACACCCAATATCATCTGGAGGAGGTTCATTTAAGAGCAACCTTCAAATGATATGTGCATCTTGTAACACTAAAAAAGGCCCACTTACTGATAAAGAGTATAGAACATTTATTAGTTGGGTCAAAAAACAAGACGTTAGAGTGCAAGGATATATATTAAGAAAACTTGCAAAATCAGACGTGTTTAACTAGGAGAAAAGATGGCAAAAGAAGATAACAAAAAGAGAATGAGAGACATACAAGCCTCTCGGAGGAAGAAGATACTAGCAGCAACTGACAATGGTCGATGTTGGTGGCTTTATCAACAATTAATAGCTAACCCTAAAAGATACAGGACTAGTGAATGAAAAAACTAAGCAGATTTGACAAATTTCTTATAAATATTCTTTGGAAATTAGGTTACAAACCTAGTAAATTATCGATACTCTTTAAAGTGTCAATAAGGACTATTTATAGGAAATTATGGAAAAAGTAAACTGTTTACAATGTGGTAATGTCGTTTTAGGAAGTGACTGTGGATATTCATGTTCGAGGTGTGGATATTCAGAGACCTGAAGCGACATAACACCACGATTGAGTTCAATCAGTAACAAAGGTGTTAGTAATCAATGGGTTAGGAGACTCAATGAAGAAACTAATGATTGATGACTATATTAGTAGTCTCAAAATACAAAGACACGAAAGTGCAGGACGTTGGTACTCTCAAGGTAAAAGCTTAAACTGGAAACCTTCAGTAACAACAATCATAGGAGAAACTTGCTCAAAAGGAAAGTTTTTTGACGAGTGGCTTATGAAAAATGGTATGAATGCAGAAAAGTTAAGAGACGAAGCTGCAGAACGAGGTACAGCAGTGCATGAAGCAATAGAAGCGTTACTAGAAAGAAAAGAAGTACATGCAGGTACTGAGTTCATTAGAAAGTCTTTAATGTCTTTCGAAAAATGGTACTATGAAATAAAACCAAGCGTAATATGTCAAGAGATATTCCTATATCACAAAGATATGCCTTGGGCTGGTACACCAGATA